ACCACCGACCCCTGAGCCAAATGCTGCTCCACCACCTATTCCTGTGGCTCCAGCACCACCCATAAAACTAGCTGTTCCTCCACCAGTAGATGCGGCAAGTTGTGCGGCAGTTGTAGATCCTGCTCCAGCGGCAGTTCCTAAACCTTGTGAAACTGCACTAACCTTTGCTGCTGTTGGTGCAGTCAAAAGAGCTTTTAAACCACCTGCTCCTAAACCACCTAATAAACCAATTCCTAAAGCTTTTTTTGTTGACATACCTGCAAGTTTAGCTATTCCAAATGCGGCTGTACCAACCATTAATCCTATTGCTAGTGGTCCGGGCATAAATAAATTCTCCTTAGTAAATACTAATGTCTAGTTTACTCTGAATCACAAGGTTTTTCAACCTCTTGCTTAGTCATCTCATCATAAAGACGACCAGTGTACTGAAATTCTCCTACATGCGTGATGTAATCCATAATGTAAGCATATAATTTACCACCAATATTTTTCCATAATCTACAAAAAGCAAAGTCTTCACCAAAGTATCTTTTTGTTTCTGGATCATAATATGTATCAAAATATGCATAGAAATGTGGTCTATCTCTGAATTCACCATCAATAACAGTTTTTTGTTTTATATCCATATTTGGATAAGCTTTGTGTAGTTTATCAAAAACATTTCTTTTTATAAGCATACAACCTGTTGGTGCATGCGTTACTTCAACAACACCATCTTTAAAATTAATGTCGTGATCATCATCCTTTAAAAGAATAGGATATTGGTTTATGTGTAATTGACATTCTTTTGGTTTTTTAATCAAACCTGCCTCATATTTTTTAACTAAAGTGTCCCATTTAGGTGACTTAATAGGGTAAGGTTGCGAAATAATTTCCTTATCCTTTTCTAACATTTTAAATATACTCTCAACATCAAAAGCAATATCAGAATCTACAAAAAGTAAATGAGTGTAATCAGTTTGCAAGAAACCACTTACACATAAATTCCTGCCTTGTGTAACAAGAGAGGATTTCATTAACTGAAACATTACCCGTATGTTCCTTCGTATACATTCCTTTTGTAACTCAAGCATAGTTTGAGCATAATGAATTGACACATCACTATGTACAGGTGTAGCAACAAACAATCCTATTGTTTTTTGTTTTTTCTTTTTTATCCAAAGAGGTTTATTATTTTGCATTGAGAACACCTCTTAAAAAAGTATTCCATTCATAAGCTTTTTTTTCCCAACTATAAAACCTTTTTACAAAATTTTGTTGCATTAACAAATGATCCTTGATCATTGGTTCGTGGAGCGTGTCCCTTGCTAACTTGATAGCTTCAGCAAACTGATATGCAAGGTTATTAAAATTCGTTTCATAGTTTATGTAAATAGGATATTCAGATCCCGTTTCATAGATAGCACCATAATTTGTTACTACACAATACAAGCCAGCAGCCATAGACTCAAGTAAAGAGATGCAAGATGTTTCTTCCCATATACTAGGATAAACATATAGATGATAATTTGGAAGTTTGCTTAATATAAAAGCATTTGGTCTATATCCAATATAATTAACATTTGAAAGTTTTCGAGCTTGGTCATATAACTCTGTATAATTATGGTCATTGTCTTTTTTAAACTCATCACCATACACTTCACAACTACTATATACATCAAGCTCAACATTCTCGCCTTCTAAATATTGCATTGCACCCAATAAAACATTTAATCCTCTCCAAGGAGTGTTGTGGTGTATTAGACGTAAACGATCTCCTTTCTTAAAACCATTAGTTTGTGGAAAGCTTGTCACACCATTTTTTATGACATGACATCTCTCTGTGGGTATATCAAACCACTTTCTATACTGCTCATAATTCCAATGCGAATTAAATACATACCAATCATATTTTGTGTGGTTTTCTTTGTTTTCAAACCAAGGACGTATATTTGGTTGATCAGGAGCGTTTTTTTGCCATAAAATGTTAACTCTGTCTTTGGATAATAATTTTTTTTCTGGAACAGATAAACAAATCTCTACACTATCTAACAATTCTTTATCTACATACTTCTGTAAAAAAAGGTGTTGTAGCTCAGTGCCCCCTTTAGGATGCATTTGTGTCACCAAATATTTCTAAAGATGGAACGAAGACCTCAACATCTCTTCTAATATCTTCTTCAGTGGTTGGTGTCATTTTATCAGCAATATCTAATTTTGCCTCAGCTTCTGAGACATAAACTCTTCCAGTAACTTTGTTTGAAATTTTAGTTTTTGTCTCGCACTTAATTGTTTTCATATTTAAAATAATACAAAAATAATTATGTTTATAATAATGTAAGTTGTCATGCTAACTAATTTATAGAATAAAAAAAAAGAAATCAACCATTTTCTTGTGAACGGTCAATCTGTGCATAGGATACACATCCCGTTATTTTATCAGCAGTATCAGCTTGTAATTTCAAAATATCACTTGCCTCAAGATTTAATGTCTGCTCAATTAAATTTGTATGAGCTTTATTAAGTTGTTTATGTGCTATTTCAACATCAGCTGATCCATCAGCTTTTCTTAAAAACAAATCAACATCTACGTTACTTGCAGTTTTATGACTAGCTTGTACTAGTTTTACAATTATAGTAGCATCAGCAGGACAAGTTAAGATTGCTGTCGCGTTTGTTGAATCTAAATCAAATGTTTCGCTTTTGTATCGTATCGTCATTGCATAAAATAATTAAAAGCATCTTGTTCATTTTTTAAATCATTTTGAAAAGATGTGTTAAGTTGTGTTATTAATGTGTCAATACCATACTTTGTTTGTCGTTGATTATCAACAACATAATCGTCATTAGGTTCTGGTATAATAATGTTAATCTTTGCCATCTTTTAATCCTATTTTAGGTGCTCCTTTTGTTTCTCCATAGACTTTATCATATGCATTAAATGATATCACAATTCGTTCAGTATTGTTAGTATGTTTCTCAACAAAATGTGCAGTGTAACTTGGAAACAATATCATCGTGTTTGGTTCAGCGTTTTGATAAAGGTAAGTAAATTTTGGACTATCTGGTATATTACCTGCATATGGGTGTAAAAAAAATGTAGGAGAGTCAGTCACTTCAACATATATTATCCCACTGTATACAGAATTACAATGTGTGTGAACTCTATGAGATTGGTTTTTAATATACTTTTGACCCCAGCTGTTACCTAGGACACAACCAATTTCATCTAAATAACCCTCAACCTGTTTTTTAAGATTGCTCATTAGGGGCATATTCAAAATATACTGAAGGGTGTATGAAGTAACTGGAGCTACTTTGTTTGGATCAAAAAGAGGTGTAAGAGTATCCATAAAAACTCTTAACTGTTCTTTTTCTTGTGGTAATATTTTTATTTTTGTTTTGTAAAAATAATCACCAAAAGGATTAAATTTCTCCATTACTTAGGTTTCTTTTTATATCTAAGTCTTTGGTCTTTTTCTATGCCTTCAAGAATTTTAGCTTGTTGTGCGTGTAGCTTTGTAGCTTTTTTAAGACCTTTAATTACTTTTTTTAATCGTGCTGTGTAATGCATTTTTACCTCCTTCCATCAGCTTGTGTGTCTGCCCTGAAAGAACCAAATCGCCAATTCTCATCTGTACTTTCATTTTCTATTTTAAGTGATGCAAAACGAGCTCTTGCCCTTGTATCAATTTTATTTGTAGATGATTGAACTGTAAAGGGGCCTAGACTTGACGAGCTTTCAGTTTGTGCAGGAAAATCTTTAAGGTTAAGTGTCACTTTTGCATTACCAGACAATACTTTAAAATCAGGAATAAAGCGTCTTATCTTAATAAAAAATTCACCACTAGTTTGGCCATCACTTATATCAAAATCTCCAGATTCAATAAATGCAGGTATTGCTGTTTTAGCTCCTGTGCTATCTACTTGATCTACACCTACCTCGTGTTCATATAAGATGGATGCCCCGTTGATGCCTGTAGCACCTGTAATGACAGGAAATGTAGGTATACCTGAGTCATTGTATTGAGTACCATAAGGTTGATCAAAAACTGTTCTGTCATAGTAAGTAGTTCTGTCCAAAGAACTAATAGACCAAACACCCTCTCGATAATTAAAGGTAACATTACGATCATTTTGTGTTGAACCTGCTTTAGGATAAAACCAATTTATCTCTGTAAATAAAGAATTATACTGAGCAAACACTATAGTACCAGCACCATAATTTATTCCCAGATCATCAGAATCAACATTTGAAAAAACAAAATCTTCAACAGAGCAAGGTATTCTTTTTACAGTACCATCGTAAACAAAAAAACCACCTGCTTTACCCATCCAGTATACTGCACCATCCACAAATACAGCAGCGTGCTGACCAATAGCACCACAGTTTGATCCAACTTGTGTAATTGAGAAAGTGAAAGGAGGACCTACAAATTGCATTCTATATGCAGAAGTATCTGTCAAAATTAAAATATAATCCTTACCTTTTACAGCACCTTTTATTCTTGTCCCAGAATCAAGTTGAAATGACCCTGCTGTGTTTGTTGATGTTGGTGTGTATGTCCCTCTTGACTCTTGATCAGAAAAACGAATAAACATAGGATCTTGAGTGCTTGAATCTCCAATTGTTTTTTCTGTGCCTAAATGAATTACATGCCTATCTCTATCAGAAATAATAGTTTGAATTGAAACAGAGGGCATACCAGATGAAACTGTTGCTCTAGTCTGAAGGGCATTACCCACACTAGGATCCCATTCAAATGTTTTTCCATTTTTAACTGTGGCTATTAATATTTGACCAAAATTATCAAGACTCCAAGAACCAGGTTCTAGACTTACTTGACTTGCATCAGAAGCTGAACCCCACCCTACATAATTTGTAGCATTGTTAACATTGACTCCACTATTGTGAGCTGACCTTGTTGAACCCAAAGCTGCTCGTGTAATATTTTGTAAATCATTTCCTGCTTTTGCTGTATAAGTAATTAACTCAGCACCAACTATTATTGTTCCTGATGAGGGAAAGGAAGAGGCACTCGTAAGTGTAATACTTGTGCCAGAACCACCTGTACCAGCAGTATCATCTTGAAGAGCACCATTAAGTGTCGTAAAGGCCTCGTTTTCTATATCACCACCCCACAGTCCTGTACCATAACCATATCCCACTACTTCAGATGCATTACCTATCGTTGCATAGGGTGTAGCTGATATACCACCACCCGCAGTAAAACCAGCTCCAGATTCTACAGAATTCATTGTCACTGTGAAGGCACTACCATTTACTATGTTGGTAACTTCAAATTGTGTATTTGTAAAATCAGTTACTGTAAACCCTGTTCCACTACCAGGCAATGTTACATCTGAAAACTCAATTATTTCACCTACTGTAAAATTATGATCTGCTAGGTTTATAGTAACTAGAGCAGAATTGTTAGTTGTGGTGATTGTGCCAGATGAGATTTTACTGCCTAAAGGTGATATGTCATAGAAAGCTCCATCAAAATATAAGAACAGCCCTTTGTGTGTACCTACAGCAATATATCTTTTACCATCAAGGTCAGACCAGATGTGCATATCTCTAGCAACACCAACCAGTGTATTGTTTGTTGATTGTCTCCAACCACCTATCTTTTCAGGTTCACCATAACGAAAGCGTACAAAATCACCATTTGTCCACCTGTTTCTCGCAGAAGTCTGAGTGACCTGTTTATTTATACCACCCTCAAATTGTACTCTTGTTAAAACCATACTTTACTTTTCAATATATCCTTTGGTATAGTATAATCTATATTGTAGCATTTTCCTACCTCTTTGGTAAACTCGTGCATTTTTTGATAATTATTTGGATAAGCTCTTTCTTTCTTATATTCTGAAGGAGGTCTTTCATATAATTCCCATTTTAACTCATCTAAAAGTATTGTATTTATATTTGCATCTTGCATTATCAAAGGTAATTGATCTCTTTTAAGAAGTTGTTTATAACTGTGCCACCACTTTTCATTTATTAAGGCACATTGTTTGCTCCCTTGCCTTAGAACAAAACCTGTCAAATAAGATTTATTAATATTTTTATTATTTTTAAATAGGTCAATTACTTCAGTTATATTTATAAATCCCTCTAAATACCAATCAAAAACTTCATCTATAAAACAATTTCTAAAAGGGTGTTTTAATGTTGTAAATGTAAAATCCTTCAATAATTTTTTACCTATGTTTGTAACGTGTTTTGTAAGTTTTACATCTGTGTCAATGTAGATAGTATCCTTATTTGGAAAAAAAAGATGTGAGTTGATTTTGTAAAAAGCTTGATGAGTCTTTTTTGCAAAGGCATTATTGCCAATACAATGCTTAAGATTAAGTTTGACTTGTTGCCAAGGTTTAGGTACTTTTTGATTAGTAAGAGCATAATACTCGCAATCAGGATCTACATAATCTGGTGGTCTAATAAAGTTTGTGTTATTGGTTAAAACAGTATAAATTACAGTCATATGTTCAAAAAATATATCACCTCAATTGATCAAACACAAAGTTTTTTTACTAATGTTACTTATCCACGAAATGTAAATATTTTTCACGGACACTACCCAGAAGTTCACGAATTGCATAATCTCAAATTATTAATAGATGAAAAACTTAAAACTAATTTAGATAAACAACAAACAAATATTTATGCTGAAAAAACAGAATTTAATGTACTTAATGATAGCGAGGTAGTAAAAAATTTTTTAGGTTATGTACATAAACAGATTAGTTTATCACCAGGTGGTCAAGTTATAAAATTTTGGAATGAAATGTTTGTGATGGAAACTTGGGGTAATCGAATGAATAAGGGTGACTATATAAAAAACCACGTTCACAATTGTTTACATTTAATTCTATATCTTACAGAGGGAGTTGAATTGTTTCTGCCAGAGCTACAGATGAGCATCGTACCAAAACCAGGAGATTGGTATCTTTTACCACCACACGTTTTACACTACTCAAATAAAAGCACTTCTGAAGAAGCTCGATACAGTTTTATTTGTAATCTAACAGAAAAAGCTAATTGGGACAGATTGAAAGAACTAAATCTATATTAAATACGACAATGAATCCACCCCGTCATAATGTATTTATCTTTATCTAATGGAGGATTGCCTCTGTGAACATATGGAAAATGAGCAGGTGATAAAATAATTCTGCCTTTTTTTGGTTTGACTCTACGTTTTAGATTCAAAAATTCTGTTTCTCCACCTTCAAAACCTTCATTCAAATAAATGATATAAAACATAATTCTTGTAGAGGCATCAAATGAGCCGCCGTGCTCAATGTGCCAAATGTGATAACCGCCTCCAGGTTGTGTCAATTGAATTTTTGCAGAGTCATAAACATAACCCTTTGTATAAAAGTCATCAATGCCTGTGCTTTTTCTGTAAAACAACCAAGCTTGATTCAGATTTATAAAAATAGGTTTGACAGGAACTTCCCATTCACCAACATTCATTTCATTTAGATCAATAGCCAAATCATTTTTTTGAGTGTTGGAACTGCCTTCAGCGTCTAGTCTACTCATTACTTGTTTAAATTTTTTTTTATCATTAAAAAAAGTAATGGCATCTTGGCACATTTCTTTGGAAACGAGATTATCAACGACTCCAATGGAATCTTTGACATCAATATTTGGATGCATTATTTAGATTTGTAAGAGGTTGGTTTTGCACCTAACCTCGCTACTTTTTCTTCTGCTGTTTCGTTTTCAACATTATCAGCATCCCAAACTGCTTGTAGGTCTTTCAGGTGTGCTGCATCCCAAATGTCTATAAATTGTGTTCTAAAATTTCCGTGTGTGTCTTCAGAATAAGCAGCGTGAGGTGTTGTATCTCTGTGCTCTACTTGATCTTTATCATCATCGTTAGTCCATTGAATGGCCCACACATTTGAAAATTTTGAATCTCCCCACAATGCGTTATGTTCACTTCCTGTAAAAGTGTAACCACGACCTTGGTCAGCAAAATCGTCCTCGTTTTTAACTATCATTTTATCTTCAAAGACTACAGTCCAATTACCTTTTTTCATAAATACTCCTTAAGTTTTAATAATATATAACACACTTACATATGGTTGTAAAACAGAAGTCGCTGAACCAGTAAATGTTGCTCCGTTTATTGTAAGATTGTGCCCGTGAGCTGTACCACCTCCAGTAGAACCTGATGCTCCTGGAGTTCTGTAGACATTACTTGGGGCATAGTCACCTATAGCATATCCTCCAGTATTATAACCCTTCAAATGTGTATGAGCTGCAAGTTGTGCTGTGCTCAAAGTAGCATTTGCAGCAGTTCCTGCAACACTGCAAGTACCTGTACAAGCTACAGTATCTGCCCCACCTGTTGAAGCTAAGGCTTTATTGTTTGATTTACCTAGTGGAACATTATTTCTTAGATCGGGTAAACCAAAAGTTGATGAACCATCTCCTGCACCATAAACTGTTCCCACTATTGCGAAAAGAGTTGCATAGGTACTTCTAGAAATATTTGACCCATCACATTCTAAAAAACCAGTAGGAACTGACGTTGAACTCCAAGGAACAATAATACCTGTATTTACACCTTGAACTCCTCCCAAGCTGGCTGCACTAAAATTATATCTTGTTGCTTCGTAATTACTCATTCTATGTCTTTATAATGTATAAGATTGCTATGTAAGGTTGTAGTACAGAACTAGCAGTACCAGAAAAACTTTGTGTGTTAAGTGTTAAATTGTGAGCGTGAGCTGAACCACTGCCTGCACTTGCCATACTTCCCTGATAATTTGCAGAGTAAGGACCTCTATCGCCAGATCGATAAAGATTGGAACCTCCTAAATAACTCCCTCCAGTATGTGTGTGATTTGGTAGTTGAGCTGTGGTCAACGAAGCGTTTGAAAGTTCAGCAGTTACTGACAAGTTACCTGACGCAGCAACTGTATCTGCTCCACCTGTAGCTGCTAAAGCTTTGTTATTAGATCTCCCAACTACACAATTATTTTGTAAATCTGGTAAACCAAAAGTAGACGATCCATCACCAGATCCATATGTTGTGGCTACCACTGCAAAAAGGTCTGCATAAGTCGACCTTGATACATTAGAACCATCACAAAGTAAAAAACCACTTGGTACTGCATCCTTACTCCAAGGAACAATAATTCCAGTGTTTATGCCAGCAATACCTTGTATGTTTGCTCCTGTGAAATTATATTTTGTTGCTTCGTAATTACTCATTTTATGTCTTAATTAAATATAATAATGTTACAAATGGCTGTAAAACTGAGGTGGCTGAACCACTGTAAGTTCCTGCGTTAACAGTAATGTTATGTCCGTGTGCAGAACTTTGACCTGCAGCACCTGAATCTGTTGAATTAATAGGATAAGACCCCTCACCACAACCATATGGTCCTGACCCAGTCCAAGCTTGGTTATGGGTATGTGCAGCCATTTCGTCTGTAGTAAGTGTATGATCAGCGGCAGAACCTGACACACTTACACTACCAGTAGTCGTTACATTTTCAGCACCACCTGTAGATGCTAAAGCTTTGTTATTTGATCTTCCTAAAGCAACATTATTTTGTAAGTCTGGTAAACCAAAAGTTGATGAACCATCTCCAGACCCATAGGTCGTTCCTACAACAGCAAAAAGATCTGCATATGTACTTCTGGATACATTTGAGCCATTACATTCTAGAAAACCACTTGGTACTGATGTTGAACTCCAAGGTACAATAATTCCAGTATTTACGCCTTGAGCACCAGTTAAATTAGACCCACTGTAGTTATATTTTGTTGCCTCATAATTGCTCATATGTTTTACTTATTAATGTTTACTATTTATCTTTGTATACCCATCCTGCTGTTGCATCACCAGAGTATACTAAAGTAAAACCTGCACCCTCAGTAGATACAGTTAGGTCAGAAGATGCACCAGCTATATTGGAGCTATTTCTACCTACAGTTAATGAGTTCGAATCAAAAGAAAGCTTTTGGTCAGAAAAAGTTACTTCATCTCCAAGAGAAGGAGATGCTGGTAATGTAACTGTTATAGCTGAACTTGAGGTATCTACAAATACTTGAGCACCTGGTTGTACAGTTTCAGCAGCTGTAAGAGCTCTCCACACTTTTGTTTCTTGATCTTTAACAATATCGGTTCCATTTGAATGACAAATATAATGATGTCCTTCACACAACTGAAATCCCGTAGCTGAGGTTACTTTAAATGTTAAAGTAAAATTTGCGTGATTAGTGCCATCAATTATATTAAAAAACTTTTCTAAACTTGCTGGAAAATTAACAGTTCTATTACCTGCAAGAGTCCCAATAAATTTAATTGTCATATTTCTTGCATTAGATATAGCTGCATCACTCATAACTAAAGTGACATCCCCTGAAGCTACATCAATCTCTTGGTAACCTGCGATTGCCTGTTCAACAACAGCCAGATTAGTATTTGTCTTTGTGCCCCATGTACCAGAGTTTTCTCCAGTAGCCATTAATTCTATTTTTAATTCCGATGAAAATGTACTCGGCATAATCTCTCCTTATTTTTATAAGTTTACATCAATTAGGCAGCAGTTTCAACCTCGTCCCACCTATTGGTTACGTTTGGATCTATTTCACTCCATACAAATGCAAAAGTGTTACCAACACTTGTTTGAGCAGTGACTCCACTTACAGTAAAGCTTACACCGATTGTTATTCCTGGATCCTCAGTCCCTGTTGTTAAAGATAATCCTGTAACAGGATATTTTGCGATAGGATCTACAGTGCCTAAAGATGTGGCTACAGACAAACCCGTTACATCATATAAAGTAATTTGTTCTACAGTACCAATACTTGATGAAAGAGATAGTCCTGTAACAGGAACATCTGCATTACCAAAGAGTGTTACAGATCCAATGGAAGTAGTAGCAGTCGCACTTGCAGGTGTGTAGCCAGCAACACCTTCAACACTACCAATTGCAGTGGTTGATGATACACCTGATACAGCAAAGCTTAAATTTATAACAGGTATAGCATTTCCAACAGTAGCTGTTAAAGGTAGACCAGTTACATCTATGTTAGTGTCCCCAAGAAACCCTAATTGACCTGCGGAGGTTGTTAGAGATAAACCACCTACAGTTTCACTTGCATTGTTTGCTTCACCCCAATCAAAGTCACCCCAAGCGAAACGACCCCAACCAAATAAGAACGATCCAGAGGCCGTTCCTACAGAAGATGTCATTGAGACACCTGTTAATACTTGGTTATGGTCAGGAAAAGCTACAATTGCTTCACCAACCGAAGTTGAAGCTGATACACCAGTTACTGTAACTGAATTATTAGCTTGTTCACCATAAGGCCCAAAGCTCCAAGATAAAGCACCCCAAGTGTTAGCCATTGTTAACCTTAGGCTATTCTAATAATAGCAGCTGAAGTTGTAAAAGCAGGAAACTGTATTGTAAAAGTTCCAGATGTTGCAGATTTATCACCACCAAAGTCTAACACAGCAACAGCAGTATTACTGTTTGATGAGTTATAAAGTAAAGCACCTCTCGCAGTAAGTGTAACACCAGTGAATGATCTGTCTGCAAAATCAACAATTGCTGTATTTGTAGCAACTGAAGTATTTTGTGAACCTTTTGCTAGTTTACCTCCACCTTGAGTATACTGCCCGCTCGCAGAAACTTCATTGTCAGTTGTAAAACTTGTAGTTGATTTACCCAAAGTAGCTGAACTTGTGTACAATGATAATTTAAATTGATCACCAGATGTTTGAGTGAAATCGTGTTTTGCCTCTAATAATTCTTTTTTAAATGAATTACAGATAGCAGAAGTAGTAATGGCCATTATTTTTCTCCTAAATTAATTTAACTTAAGCTGAAGGAGAAGGAACTTGAATTCTAGGTACCCCATCTTCGTATTGCCCTCTTCTTCTTTGCCCCATTTGTTGTAGAGCAAATGCTTGTATTTCTTCATTATACTTCTCCAAATACACTTTGTATAGGTCTGGGGGCCCTTTTAAAAAACGAAAGCATTCTGTTAAAACTCCATTCAAAAGTAAGGACTCTTGGTAAGTTGACAAATATGTTGTATTTGTAGATGTAAAATGTGGAGGATCAATAATATAATTTATTTGTACAGTAATTGTATCTACAGCAGGTGTAGGTGCTAAAATAATTGTACTTTCATTCCAATTAGCATAATATTTAGGCTCACCTGTAGCACCACTGCCATTAAATTCTGATATAAAACTAGTGTCTCTTTTTTCAATAAAAGTTCGCACATTTGAAATAATTGTTTGGACAGACCTTAAATATATCAAGTCGTCTGGTAACAAAATAAATTTTGAATTTGTGTTAGTAGTTGATGTTGCATATTTTCTTAGATCATCAAAATCAACTTTTCCTGCAATGTCTAATTCCATATTTCTGATAAATTGATCTAACAGTGAATCAGATAAAACATTAGAATCTACCTCTGTGTAGTTACGAACCTGAGTTAAAAAATCTGAATAAGTTATAGCCATATTGATTCCTAAGTATTAATTGTCCACCCCATCGCAGAGTGATTTTGACAATAGTAGTATAATGTAGGAGCTCCTACTGCTACAGTAATTTGTGTGTAAGCACCACTTTGTCCAGGCACACCATTAAAGCTTACTCCAGTAGTGTATTCAGACCCGCCCCCATGCGTACCATTTGGTGTGACACTTATTTTCAAAGGATGATTGTCATTTGATGAATCGCTTTGGTCAAAACGATATGTTTTGCCTTCTTCAACAGTAAGTGTAACATCAGCAGTGGCAGTAGATCCACCAATAGCA